GGAAAATTTAATGGAAAGATTATATCATGTAGTAAATGCACTGCTACCATTACCAAATGCCTTTGGTGGAACGGTGACAACAGCAGTAATAAATATGAAGAATTGGAATCATGTAAGTTTCGTAGTTCAATGTGGAACTGGAGCTGTGGGAACAGCTAGAATAACTGTAGAAGCTTGTGACAATACAACACCATCAAATCCAGTTGCAATTCCTTTTTATTATCAGGAATGCATAGCTTCTGATGTATTTGGACCTATTATTAAAACAGCAGATGTAACAGGGTTTTTAACGTCTGCTGCAAATAATAAAGTCTACAAAGTTGAAGTTGATGGATCTATGATTTCAAGCGTTGGATATGGATATGTAAGACTAAAATCAATAGAGCAAACTGTAGGTGTAATAAATGGTTCAGTTGTAGCAATACTAACAGAAGGAAGATTTGCTTCAGAAGTACCTGACACAGTTTTAATTTGATAATAGAGATAGGAATTTCCTAAACTCTGTTTTTAAAGGCGGTGATAAATTGGATTATAATTTAACCTTAGTAATGCCACCTAGCATAGAGCCAGTCTCACTTGCAGAGATTAAACCATATTTAAGATTAGATGATATTACGGACGCTACAGAAGATATTTATATAAGTTCTTTAATAACAGTAGCCAGAGAATATTGTGAAACTAAACAAAACAGAGCATATATTACTCAAACCTGGGAATTAGCACTTCCATGCTTTCCAAGGTTTAGTTCTAATGCAATTGATACAGGTGTAAAAGCAAGAGTAATTGAAATACCTAAAGGCAAATTACAGTCAATAGATAATTTTAGTTACAAAAATGCTTCAGGGATAATAACAATTCTAACTCAAGAGGTGGATTATGTTGTAAGTAATAAAGGTATTTTAGGCAGGATATCTCCACCCTTTGGTAAGGTTTTTCCTATAGTAATTCTTTATCCATTAGACCCAATAATTATTAAATTCACTTGTGGTTATGGTAACAACCCAACGGATGTTCCAGCGAGGGTAAGACATTCGATTATGTTATTAGTAAGTCATTGGTATGAGAATAGGATCGTAATAAATGACCTAAGAGGAGTAATTCCAGAAGAAATACCCTTTGCAGTAACTTCATTACTAGCTCAGGATAAAATATCAAATGTTTAGGTGGTGAATATATGAATGCGGGAGATTTAAGACATAGAATAGTTATTCAAGAGAAGATTACAACGGCAGAAGATTCTACTGAAGGAATTGCAAGGGAATCTTGGGTTGATCTAATAACTACCTGGGCTGAAGTGAGTTCACTTGGGGGAAAAGAAACTTTTAATATCCAAGCTATACAAGGAGAAAATTCTTATATGTTTAAAATGAGATATAAAAAAAATATAGATAAAACCATGAGGATTGTTTTTCTAGGAGAAAATTATAACATTATAGATATCAATGATGTAAATGAGAGACATAAGGAAATTTGGGTAACCTGCAATAAGGAAATTGAAAATGGATAGTAACTTTGAATTAGAGGGCATGAATGAATTTATGGAACAAATTCAGAATATGGGTGAAAAGGCTGATCCTGCAATTAAAAAAGCAGTAAAAGCTGGGGGAGAAATTGTTAAGGTTAATCTAATTAAGAAAATTCCAAGAAGTAAAGTACCTAGAGCTCCTAACAATGGAGCTAATTCATGGCGCAGCGGTGAACATGCTGTAGATCATATTAGAATAAGTAAGCCATTAGGAAAAGATGGCAATTTTTATACTCTAATTGGTATTAGCAGGGCAGATGCACATCAGTGGTTCTATTTAAAATTTTTAGAGTATGGAACATCAAAACAACCAGCGCTTGCACCTTTTGGAAGAACAGTTGCGGAAACTAAAAATGAAGTTGCAGAAGCTATGACAGATATTTTGAAGGAGGAGCTTGATTTATGATAAATATGAAGCCACAAGTTTTAACAGCACTCAAAACAGATTCACAGTTAATTAGTCTTCTTGGTGGAATTGTAACTATAAAAAATAAAACTTATCAAAGAATTTATCAGATAAAAGCTCCATTTGCTGAGGAATTTCCAAGGATAACCTTCTTTGAATATGATAATGTTCCCTCTGGCTTTGCAGATGATAATGAAATTGATTGTGAAGTTTTTATTCAAATAGATGTATGGTGTAAGGGAACTAGCACAAGTGATATTGCTAAAGAGGTTGATATTGTTATGAAATCTATTGGTTTTCAAAGAATAGGAGCTCAAGATTTGTATGAAGACGATATAGACACTCAGATATTTCATAAAGCAATGAGGTACTCTATATCCGTATCTTAAAGACAAAAATAAAAAGGAAGGAAAATTATATATGAATGATAAAAATTTGAAACTTGGTCTAGGCGTAGTAGTTCCTGTAACTGAAAAAGGGGCAGCAATTCAGAAGGATGGAATTGTGAAGGGACTAAATTTGAATGATGATAACTCAATAACAGTTGATGTTGAATTTTCAACGCCAGTAACAAAGAAATTTGGACTTGATGAGGTTATAAATCCTAACGAAAACGGGGGAGTGTGATATGCCAACAAATCCAACTATCGGTTTAAAAAGTGTAGGCTATTTTAAGTTAATAACAAATGATGATGGTGTAATTGTGCCAAGTTATTCAGCTTTTACTAAAATCAATGATGCAATAAATGCAAAAATAACCCCAAAGACTACAAGTGAGATACAGTGGGCAGATGATGGACCTGTAGATATAATTCAAAATTTAGGAGAGGTAACTGTAGAGTTTGAATTGAGAGATATCCAATTAGCTGTACAAGCTGATTTATTAGGACATACATACTCAGGTGGAGTTCTAATAAAGAAAAGTACAGATATTGCTCCATTTATTGCATTGGCATTTAAATGTTTGAAAGCTGATAGAAAAAACTATAGGTATATGGCACTATACAAAGGCAAGTTTGAACTTATTGAGTCAACAAGTGAAACTATAACAGATAAGACAAAGGCTCAATCCTTAAAGTTAAAAGGAACTTTTGTTAAGAGATTATTTGATGATCAATGGGAAAAGACAGCTGATTCTGATGATGCAGCCTTTGTTACTAGTGTAGGGACAAATTGGTTTAGTTATGTAGATAATCCAAGTGATATAGTACCACCTACAGTATCTAGTATAAATCCAGCTAATAATGCTACAGCAGTTGTTGCAACTTCAAACGTTATATGGACAATGTCAGAAGCAATTAAAAATATTAATACTAATAACTTTATTCTTGTTAAGTCTACAGATGGTTCTATTGTAACTACTACAGTAACATGGGATACTACAGGAACAATCATAACCTTGCATCCAACAACAAGCTTATCAGCAGCAACCACTTATTATGCTATTGCTAATACAAACATAACAGACTTAAACAATAATGCAATGGTAGCAGTAAGTTCAACAAAGTTTACAACTGCATAATAAATTAATTTATGGAGGGCACATTGCTCTCCTGTTTATTTTAGGAGGAAATGTCCATGAAAGAATCAGAAAAAACAGAAAGGCAGATTCATGATGAGGAAATTAATAACTACTTGGCAGACATTAGACAGAAATCAACTCCAATTAAATTAGATAAACCAAGGCACATTTTGTTTGACTTAAATGCCTTTGGTGATTTAGAAGAAGAATTCGGAGATATTACTAATGCCTTTGATGCTCTTCAGCGTGGATCAGTAAATACAATTAAAAAATTATTATGGATGGG